TTTAGTTCTAAAGGAAAGCCGTGTACGATGTTTCGTCCTAATAAGTTCATGGGAGCCGTTGGCATTGACGAGATTGTCCGCTGGGCGCGTTCACCTCGCGGTGAGTATGAGGCTCCGATGGAGCAGGGCGAGCCTTGCGATCAGGATTGGTGTGGAGGATAGAAGTGGCTAAGTTTTCCATGAAGTGTCCGGAATGCGCCGGCAAGTTCCCGTGGGAGCCCACCAAGGGCTGCCCCAAGTTCTGCCCCTTGTGCGGCTTCGACACCTCGATCGACGACGATGCGACCGCCATCGTGCTCCCGGCCTTCTTGTCGGCGAAATCCCGTGCCAACGACAAGCTCTATCGGGACATGGAGAAGGGTTCAGAGTTCCGGGCTCATGCGGCGGCCGATATGGCCGGCGTGCCAGTATCTGAAATGTCCTCGCTGAAGATCACCGACTTGAACGACCGCCGGGATGCCGAGATTTCGGCCAGCGACCGAGACGCCAAGGCTGCTGCTGCTCGCCTTGGGCTGCCGTCTGTTGATGCGCCTTTTCAACAGAACGGGGCTTCGTTTAGCGGAGCGGTTCAAGCGGGCGCCTTTGCGAATTCGGGGGCCAAGTTTCAGACAGTATTGCGCGAGCAGCACGCGCAGGCAACCAATTATGCGGGAATCAGCGATCAGCCAGCATCCGAGGTGATGAACCCTGGTTATAGGCGCCGAGCATGATTCCGGTCCCGGCCAACAAGAACGAGATCGTAGACCTCGGTAAGGAGCTGATCGAGCAGTGTCGGGTAAGCGTGGGGCCGCGCTCCAACTACTACCGGCTGATGAGCATCCTGGCCGAGACCGGCCGGTATGACGGGCAGAAGTCTCTGCTCAACCTTCTTTATAAGATACTCGACCGCACCTCGGCGCACTTGTTCAGCCCGGTTGAGTTGAAGTTCTCGCTCGACTTCGAGAAACCGGTTCCCGCCCACTTCCTCGACAAGGCCAAGATTGTGGCTAGCCACCTGACGCGCAATTGGGAGCTGGCCGACACCGACACGACTTTCGCTCGCGGGGTGTTCGACTCGCTCAAGTACGGGGTGGCGATCCTCAAGCAATGGCCCGAGGTGAGCGGCTGGCCTTCGAACGAGGAGCGAATCACCTACGAGCGCAAACTGGTGATGCCGTGGAATTTCGGTGTTCATCGCGAAGATCAAAATGATCTCAGTAAACAAGAAGCTATTTGCGAAACCTCTATCTTGACCATGCCCGAGATATGGCGGCGCATCTGGCACTTGGATGATAAGAAAAAGCTCTACGACCGGATCAAGACTCACGCCCGCAAGGGCGCGGTAGTGTCGGATTCCGCCAGCATGTTTCACCAGGTTCTGTCCACCTCGCAACTTCAGACAGGGGTTAATTCCAACACCTTGCCGGGCGGCATTGTGCAGATCGGCAACGATCCTAACTATGCCGTGATGGGGCCGGTGATCGGAGCCGATACGGTCGAGTTTCACGAGATTTGGGTGAAGGACGAGGAAGACTACACCACCATCCAGATCGTCGAGCCTGATATACTGATCGCCCCCATCCACAAGAAGGCTAATCTGCTGGGCGTGCCCCAGATGCAGCCGTACCGCAAGATCCAGCCCAACGAGGTCACCAACTGGTTTTGGGGCCGGAGCGAGTTGATAGACCTGATAGAGGCGCAAGGCTTCTTGTCGATGACGTGCGATGACGTGAAGCGCCTGTTCGGGTTGCTGATCGATAAGATAATTGCGTTCTCTGGTGACACCACCATCACGGACGAACTGTACGCACAGTTTCGTCAGGCCGGGTATATGAACCTCGGGCAGACCGGCAAGGCAGAGGATTTGACCCCGAAATTCCCGCAGGAGGGTGTTGAACTCATAAAGTTCCTGATCGACCAGATCAACGAGATGGCGGGGTTCCCCAAGGTCATGCAGGGGCAGGGTGAGTCGGGTGTGCGGGCCGGCAACCATGCCAATTTGATGCAGAAGATGGCCTCGCCCACCTTGCGGGACCGGGCGCTGCTGGTGGAACGGCAGTGTGCGGCGTGTGCCGATCTCGATCTCACCATCAAGGAGGCCAAGGACCCGCATCGGTACTGGACCAAGGCCGATGAATTGAAGGACATAGCAGAGACCAGTTTCCTGCTGACGGACCTACCGGACGACTGGCGAGTGACGGTCGACTCTCACAGCTCCAGCCCGATCTTCTCGGACGAGAACACGCAGCTCGTGATGGCGGCGCACGCTAAGGGGATCGTGCAGACCGAGTACGTGATCGACAACGTGGCGTTGCCCAACAAGGCAGAGGCGAAGGCGCAGAACCGCAAGGCCGCCGAGGCGCATGAGAAGCTGTTGCAGGAGCACCCCGAACTATTGATCGAGGAGTTTAAGCACCGTGGTGGGAAGCATTGATAAATTTATTTCTACTAGTTCATAGATTTTTATTTCGGCCGAAGGCTTTGGCCAAAATTCAATTTTGTCGTTATTTTTGAACCACATTGGAACTCCTATTAGTTCTTTAGGTTCCAATTTATCAAACGAAGCAGATTCTAGTTGCTTAATTTCCCAAAATGCGCTGTTAGAATCGCTATAAACACCTAGTTTTTTGGGCATAGTTTTACATCCTCCCATTCCCTTGCGGCACGAACACGCTTGGGCCTTGACCCGCATTTCTCAATGCGGGCTCGGATCGGGCCTGCGCTTGCGCTTGCGCTTGTGTGCGCATGTTGTGCAGCATCATCTCGACGCCGGCCAGCCGGGACTGGTCGAGGTCTTCGAGTATAAGCCCGACGCGATTTGCTACGCTGCATGTTTGCCCAAAGTCGTCAGTGATGTGAAATCCGGTATCGTCGTGCGCGGCTGCGGCAGTCCACGCTGCACGAGCCGCCGCTTCGGTCTTGAACAGCAACCGCCACATCGCAGGCGTTTCTCCGAACGCGATCGTCAAGCTGAACATGAGCGTTTTCCTTGGTTTGCGTACCACGCGATGAGAGCTTCGCGCGGAAAGCGGATTGTGGTGGGGGTCGGGCGAGATATGGGAGGCGGTTTTCTTTTTCTGGCAGCATATTCCAGCACGGTCTTGTACGACACACGAAGCACGTAGGCGGCCTCTTGAGGGGTTAAAAAAATAGCATCGTCAGCGGGTTTTCTCGGGCCTTGATACTTCAAGTACATTTCGTGTGAGTTTTGGCTGCGTTGGGTGTCAGGCAACGTAATCTCCACCAAACAGAATAAAAATCGTCAGGGTTCTTAACTACCGTTGCTTGCGCGATTTGTCAATTGCGCCGACCCTGCTGGATGCAGGGCATCCCGCCCTTCTGTCCCGCGAAAGCGGGAGACAAAATGGAGGCTCTCCCATGGTACGTTATCGCAAGGGCCGCCGGCACGGTCGCAAGTAAGATGCCGGATGCGATCCCAGCTTCTGCTCCCGGTGCTTCCCCTTCCTCCCCACAAGCGCCAGGTCAACCTCCTGCAAAACAGGCTCCCTTCGGCTCGTCCCCGGCAACGGGTCCGACACCGAACCGGGGCTATGAGGCGGCGGCTGCGCAGAAGTTGGGTCTCGTCCTCAAGCAGCTCGGCGAGCTGATCCCGATGGCCGGTGCTACCTCCGAGATGGGCATGGCCATCATGGACATGATCAAGAAGGGATCGCGGTACGTCCCAGAGGGGTCGGTGTCACCGGCTGCCGAGAAGAACCAGATCGACAACATGGCGATGAAGAACACGCAGAACAATGCGCAGATGCAGGCCATCATGGCGCAACGCCAGCAGCCGGGTGGCGGGCAAGCCCAGCCGGGGGCCGCCGGATGAGCCGCGAGAACATTTTCGAGAGCAAAACCACTATGGCGGATGCCGGCGCTCAAGAGTTCTGCCGCACCGACATGACCTCCGAGGAAGCGCGCTACTATCGCAAGGCGCCGCTGCCCGGAGAACGCAAGAATCCCATGCTGGAAACCCAACACGTCGAGCGGCCCCGTAAGGGGCACGGATACTGACCCCGCTGACGCGGGGCAAGGAGGACACCATGAGCAACGTCAACATTTTTCAGAACTCGGCAAAAAGCATTCCCGAGAGTGACGAGCAGATCGTGCGCGTCAACATGGAAGAGATCGAGATTGGCGGTCGTAAATCTCATCTGCCCGCTCAGGCCAAGTCGGGCGTGCTTGGCGTCTCGCACGTCGGCAATGCCGGCACCAACACGGGCGGGAAGTAAGCGCCATGCCGATGGTCGAAGTTGATGAGGCGGAAATCCTCGAAGCCAGGCGCCTCAAGGGTGTTCTGAACAAGATCACGGCCGACCCCAAGCGCAAGGCGCGGCTGGAGCTGCTTCACAAGGAAGTGGACCCCAACGTTCCGACGCCCACCAACGACCAGTTCAAGCCGATCGAGGATGCGGTCTCGGCGATGAACCAGACTGTCGAGGAGATGCGCAAGGAGCGCGCCGAGGAGAAGGCCGCTGCCGAGGCCGAGAAGAAACTCGCTACGCTCTCAGGCCAGATGGAAGCCGGTCTCGCCAAGCTTCGCCAGAAGGGCTGGCTGGACGATGGTATCGCCAAGGTGCGCGAGGTCATGGAGACCCGCGGGCTGTTCGATGTGGACGATGCGGTCGCGATCTTCGAGCGCCACAATCCGCCCCCGCCCCCGATCGCGCCCGGAGGTTCCGGTGCGTGGAACTTCATGGATGAGGCGGCTGGTGATGCGGACGCCGATATCAAGAAGATGATCGAGACCAAGGGGCAGAGCGAAGCGCTGCTCAATAAGATGGTCAACAATACCTTGCAAGAAGTTCGCGGTACTTCGCGGCGTTGATAGGAGGCTGAATTGCCACTTCCTGGAATCGGTGTCGCACCTGCGGCGG